GGTTCATACCCCTTGACACTCGGTACTCGTTGACCTGAGAAAGCGGAATAGCTTCCTTCGGCACAGCAATATTCGGGTCAGGGTAGTTGGAATACGGAGTCGAGTATGCCTCGTGGAATGCAACATTCAGCGGGCGAGCGTACTCCGTCGCCAAGTCTAGCGACTCCATGCCCGGAGGCATCCCCTCATTCCATGTGCCGGTTCTTTGGTCAAAGTAGCCCATGATGTGTCCTAAGTAATCGCGCCTAGTGGTTTATATCCGGGCAACTGCCACGCCCACTGACTACTGTTCGTTTCTCCAACGGGTTTGTTTTGTTTTACGTTGTAGTTGAACTTGTCCCTGTCCAACGTATTCGCCTCAGTGCCAAGTTGGAATCTGTTTGCAATGTCTTGACCCTGATTGGCAACCGACTGCGCCTGGTTATTTGTGGCAGCGTTTCCGTTGTAACTGTTGCTGTCCATCCCGTACAAGTCACTCAACCGCTTGTATTGGTTGTCGTACTCCTGCGACCCCATGTCCTGACCATACTTCGTTAAGTCCATGAGTCGGTTGCCAGAGTTGAGCATCCCCCTCGCACCCATGCTACGCTGGAGTGCTTCCTGACCTTGACCGACACGGAACTTGTACGCTGCCGACTGTTGCACCGAGTCAGGGTTGTCGAGTAAAGAACGTAGACGCTTGTCGGAGTTGGCTAGGCCAGCTTCAAAGCGGTTAGGTGCAACAGCAGGGGGTGGAGCAACAGCGGTAGGTTCTTTGAATACGGTACTCGCAGCTTGCCCTCCACCTCCACCTCCACCATCCGCAGAATACCCGTACAAATCACTACCCTTTGCTCCACCTTTCATCCACGCCGTCATTGCCGTAGATGAGTTCCCATAACTGTTCCCACCATAATTCCATGCCATGTTAGCCTCCTACGTCTACGTTGACTGCTTGCATCCTGAAAAGGGCATTCCCGACATGTAGAACTTCAATCGCCCTGCGTCTAAACATCCCTGACCTTCTTACCCTGGGGCGCTCAATGGAGAGCAGCACAGGTTTGAATTTCGAGTACGTTGCATAATCGTCATCAGAATACCTGATTAGCGCGGAAGTTGAAATCTTGTCACCAACAAGTTCAATCCCCGACATGTTCTTCTTCCCCGTACTGCCATCGTCAATCTGCGGGGTACGCATCCGGGAAGCGATGGCCCCAACGTAATCGACAAACACGTCTTGATCGAACTCATACAACGTCCCACTAGATATGTCCTGCATGTATTGCTTACCACCGTTCGACGTGGATGACGCGACAGGGAAGTAGGTTTCGGTGTGCTTGGTCGATGTGCCTGACCCGCTGAACACTGTCCCGGTAGCCTGAATCTGGAACGTACTGGTCGTGACATCGGTAGCCACATGCCAGCCGTTGAAAGAGGCGTTTGTAGAGGCTATCAGCACGATGTCGCCGTCTGAGTATCCATGAGAGGTAGAAGTCACCACACCGGCTGTCGTGACGGCTGTGACTGTCTTTGCTACACCCCCTGACACCAAGTAGGTGAAGAACGACCATAGTTGAGTGGTGAAGTCATAGACCAGCGTAACACCAGTGGTTACAAGCGTGATTCCGTACAGCGTGTGAGAGCCGACTTTAGCTGACCATGAGTAGATGGACGCAAGCGAGTCGGCGTCCAGAATCTTGTCGATCTGACCATCACTGATCGGTGTTGGATTGGTTCCTTGCAACGAATAGATCGTCCTGCCGAAACCATTGCGCGACTGCCCCATCCAGACCAATGTACCGTCCATGTCCTGCACGGAATCGGCATGAGCGCATCCGATATGAAACGCAGCATTCTGCACGGGCGACAGGATCGACCCCGTAGGGTTGGCGGCATCATAGAAGAACTCGGTGCTGTACTTCTTGAACGCGACAACGTAGTTGTTGATCTTCGCCAGACACACCCCGGCATCAGAGTTCAACTGACTTGCGATGAACTCAAGCGATGACCACGACGAAGCGTCCTCAAGCGCAGACTGATAAATCTCACCGAGGGCGTTCATCACGAAGAATCGACCGTCGAGATACACCGCGCCGCGAACAGTCGTGGCAGGGTAGTCAGGATCGGTAATCGTCGTGATCGTATATGTCGGACTTGAACCCGTCATGTAGTATCCCGCCGTGGTGGTCTTGAAAAACAGTTGTGTCATGGCTGGAAGGTAAGCGTAGTCATAGATCGTTGGCATGACATTAGGCAGTCGGTGTCCAGAATGCGGGGGTGCGACTGATTGGACTGATTACATTGAACTGTGTTGAGGCTATGGTCGTACCGAGGGCAGAGCAACCTGCTGATTTTGGAAACTGGAAATTAGACGTCTGACCAGTACCTGCACCTGTCTCAGCAATTCTGCCGAGATTCTCAAACCCTCCGGCCTCTGTCCATCTGAACATACTAACTGTCCCCACTGGTGTAACCGCTTCACCAACGACAGCATTGCCGTATCTGGATATAGCGTAAGGGAGAATCGTAGTTGTTCCCGAATCAAGGTAAGTGAGAACTGCCCCCGTCTTTTTGTAGAAGAACCCGTCACCCCCACTGGTCGGCATTCCACAACAGTATTCGCCATCATTTGACAAACCAGTGACCACACCTGACGCCCCTGTAAATATCGTAGTCACCGTTGTACCGTCGTAGATCATTGGATGCTGTTGAGAAGTACTCGGGTCACGCGCCCACCCACCAACATACGTTCCGTTTGAAGACATGCAGAAGAACTGTACGTCGCTGATGTATATCCCACCAAGTGCTTTGTAAGACGCTACCGCATTGGTCGATATGAACCCCGTCATCACCCCGGCGCGATGTACATGACCGCATATCTTTGTGCCATCGTAGTTCGCGCTGTACGCCCCACCTTCAGGCCATGACGAGTTGGCAACAGCTACCCGAGTCGCTGTAGTCCCGACCCACTTATATGCTCGCATGATTCCGGTGGCTGTCACATACCCTGAACCAACGATGGTCAAACCATCACCTGAGATTCCGTAAGCGTATGTCGCTCCAGTAACTCCTGATGGATACGTCAGTTCGGTGAGCGTGTCTTTCGTCAGTTTTACGGCACGGATGCCGACTGCCGCCTTAGTGCCGTAACCAGAACAAGTCTGCCCATCGTCAGACATTCCTGTGATGTATAGGTCAGTCCAGCCAGCGACGATGAGTGAGGTCAGGACACCAGACCCAACGATGTGGGCAGTTCCTGCCTCATCGACAATACCGGCGTTGTCCCATGCACCAAACAGTCCGTTGGGAGTGTCCATCAGCCCGTTACCGATTCCACCGTATCCATTGGAATACACCAACGCAGGACGCTTCCGGGCAATCCCATCCTTACCGTCATTGACAATGTTCTGTACCCTCGCACCCTTGGTACTGGTTCCGCTTCGGGCGCTTATCTTGGAGATCAGTGGCATTCTCACTTAGTTCCCCTTGACGAAATCATACGGCCCGTCAGCAACAGTCCCAATGTTAGTCAGCGACTCGGAGTACCTGGCGTTTGTACCGAACACCGTTATGAGTGTGTCGAGGTAGAACATGCCGCTGCCGTTCCCGGTAGTGTCGGCAATCAGCGAGAGTGCGGGACGAACACAAGCAAAGTCTGCGCCGTTCTCCGTTTCCTTCAACGCATTGGTCATCCGGGCATCCTTGTTGGATGTCCCATCACGACTGTCTACATTAGGGATCAGGGGCATTCTCACGCTATGTAGCCGCCCGAGTAGATGTTCGAGCGTTGCCCCGACACTGCTCCCCACAAGTCAGGAGTCGCCAGCATGGGACGCTGATTGGCGCGTTTGATGACAGCCTTGGACTCGACAGCAATGGCTTGAACGGATGGAGAGGCTTGCTTCTCGTACTCCGGAGCAATCTCGACAGCGAGGTTGTACGCCAATGCCCTCTCATATCCTTGCGGCAGCGTGATCGTGGTGGCGAGTGCCGCCAGTTCAGACAGCGACGTCCAAGTGATGAGATGCAGCGCATAGACCGTGTTCGGAACAGGCCACAGCTTGAGCGTCCCGGTAGTTAGGGTAGGCTCGTAGTAGGCGTAAATGGGGATGTCGGAGTCGGATGTTTGATCCGGTATCCGGTTCCACTTCTCGTAGTCGATCAGTTCAACTTCGTAGTTGATGCTGTTCGCCGTGACGAACACCTGTTCGATCTTCTGAGGGCGAGGGGTCAGAGCGAAGTTGCCTGCCGGCCCGACTGTGTAGGAGTTGTCAGCAGCAGCCAGATTGAAGGACGTATCGACATAGGCAAAGACGTTCAGCTTCTCGGTCTGCCACGATGAAATCATGGAGTTCAGCGCCGTCAGACCATCGTTGGACTCAGCCGTGGTCGGAGACTCACCAGAAGCAATAGCCCCTATCAGGCGCAATGCTCGGTCGATAATGGTTTGGGCGGTACTCACAGCTTAGACTTCCCCATCGTTCAGAATAGATGGAACCACGGTGCGTGGTCGTCCAGGGGAGCGTCTGACTACTTCCGGCTGTGGGGGCATTGTAATCTTCTCAGCAGGTTTTGCAACCCCCTTCTTCGCCGCGAGCATCTGCTGACGAATCTCCTCGCCGGGAACCCATCCGTTCTTCTTGGCGTCCTCCATCTCCTCGTCGTAGAAGTGGTGGAAACCGCCATCGGGGTTGTACATTAAGTGGGACATTTCATTTCTCCTTTTTACCAACACCCATCAGGTTGTGGGGGCTGATCCTGGTTACTGACACATCCTTGAATCCAGCGTCGAGCATGTGCTTCTCAAGGGACTCTTTCACAAATCCGGTGTGATGTGCGTAGTACGGGCTGATCTCGACATACTTGGTCAGCCCGTAGTACAAGTCCCTGCCGCAGATCGGGCCACCGGGAGACTCGTACAGCACTTCGTCGTTGCAGGTCACACCTTCAAGATCAGGGACGAAGATCAGAACTGTTCCGTCTGGATTCAGGACTCGCTTGAACTCAAGCAGGGCTTTCTGAACATCGTACTCGAACAGATGCTCCAGCGTGTGACAGGTATAGACGTTATCGAACGTGCCGATATTGCCCATGTTGGTGATGGACGCCACAATGTCCGGGTGGCAGCTTTCGTCTATGTCGAGGCGTGTCTCCTGCGTCACGTCCATCCAATCGGGAACACGCTCGTTGCCGCACCCAGGGTAGAGTACCGACCCCTTAACCATGATCTTCTGACCCTCCGGGCTGGCGGCACAGGTAGTCGTGGTACGTACCACCGTAGGCTTTGTCGGTGGAGTGATGAACAAGGTTCAAGTGTGGAAGGATGACAATCTCACCGCCGAGTTCAACCCATCTGCGTGAGAACGAGAAATCCTCACCATACCAGACACCCTCGAAAGCGCCGTGATTGAACAGGTCGATGTGTGGCGCACACTTCTCGCCATAACACAGTTCGGGGTGAGCGTTGATGAACCGATTGACAGCGTTCCTTGTCACCTTCAGGAACCCTGCCGGAACATAGTGACCTTTGATCCCACCATCTTTTCGCGTCTGAGGAATACCGTTGATGTCGGGGATACAGGTTCCCATGAACTCGACTTCATCCGTCTTGAAGCGGTAGTTGCCGCAGACAACATCACCCTTCGCCTGGATCAGTGCCAACAAGTCGGGAGCATCCCACGATAGGTCATGGTCGATGAACACGATGTCGGTCGCCTTGGCGTCCAATGCCTTGCGGAGCATCAGGGATCGTGCCGACGAGATGTACGGGGAACCTACTTCATAGACGATACTGTGCTTCCATCCCGCTTCGTCAATCAGCGGAAGTGACGCACGAATGCTGTCAAGGGTGCATTGGTAGGGACGAGTAACAGTCGGCACACAGAAAACGACATGCTTCTCAAGTTCTGCGATCTTGGGCATTATTTCTCCAGTAGAAATTCAGCGATGGATCGGGGCAGAAACGTGCGCTGAACACGCTTTCGGGAATGACCCTATCTGCCCCAAACTGTTACACAGTTATGCCGTTGCCCACACACCGAGGCCGATTAGCGTCAGTTGGATTTCCTGAATCGCCGCCAGATGCGAGGCGACGAACAGGGAACCAGCGGAAGTCACCAGGCCGGAAGTGGCATGAACAGCCGAACTGTAAGGCCGCTGAACCACCGGAACCTTGCCGTAAAAGCCGCATTTGTCGGAAGCAGCGCCGCCCCATTGCGAGCCGTCATCACTGCCGTAGTCGAGTCGTTCGTAAGTTGCCATTTTGAATCTCCTTGAAAGTTGAACGGGAGCGGAGTTACCCGCCCCCTAGTGATTAACCAGCAGCGCCGATCATGCGGCAGGCCCACTCAGGACGCAGAGCAGCCATGCCGTAGAGGATGTCGATACGCATCAACAGTTCGTCGTTGCGAATGTCCGAGGCTTGCCAGACACGCAGGGCCAGCCCGTCTTGGACGCGGCGAACGCACTTGGCAGCATCGTCCATGATCGGCAGGTCGGCAGTCACGAACTGAAACGCTTCCTTGTGATACATCAAGGGTTGAGCGTAGGAGGTCGATGCCAGGCCAACGAACACGACAGTCTTGGCGTTGAAGTCGGTCGTTGCCAGCGCACCACCTGTGCTGGAAACCACGTTCTTCTTAGCGCCGGTCAGGTAAGTCGCCGGGGAGATGGTCGTGGTCGTAGCACCGATCGCCGTGATGACGAACTGCTGAAGGTGACGATATGCCGCCTTGGTTTCGGGGTGGCAGGCATACACTCCAGCGACGGTGAATACCGTGCCAACAGTCTGCTTGGCAACCGGCAACAGGGTGTGCATGTCGATGGTGGAACCACCGTCAGTCACCAGCGCAGCGGCATCGGTATCTGCCGTCACATCGTCCGAGTGGGTCATCGTCCAGATGCGCTCGTTCTCGTAGTAGTCGGCCATCGCGGTGCGAGCGACCATACCTTCACGGAACTGCTTGGAGATGTCGGCACCGGGGTTGAAGTAGGCGGCAACACCATTGACCAGACCGCCCATCGTCACCGAGTCCATCTGGATCGCACGTTGATCCTTCGGAGCCAGACCTTGATTGATCTTGGCACGGGCAGCGCCGGGAGCAACCAGGGAAGTGATACCCGTACCCGCAGTGCCGGCCATGTTGTAAGTGGCTTTGGTAGCGAAGGCCAGATAGTCGGACTCGATGCCCGACACCAGAACGGCGACAGCGGGTTCGATATAACGCTTGCTGATCTCGTCAATGGTCAGCGAGAGTTCCGCCGAGTTGAAGCGCATATCGACGTGATCCTGAGTCGCCAGGGTGATCGTACCGTTGGATTCGTTCTGATCCTGAACCTCCATGACGCGGGAGCCAGTGGTGCGAACGTACTGATTGGGCTTGCGGACACGGAGGACGCTGCCGATCTTGGCTCCGGTCTTGCCGTAGGCGTCATCGTACTGACGGTCGGTACTGCCGATGAAGGAACATTTTTCGTGTGCGATTCGCAGGGCTTCCCGCGTAATCATGTCGATGCTAACGAGTGAATTAGACACTTTGTACTCCTGAATGGTTAGGCTCGCGCCTTGATTTGGTTTTTGCGCCACGCAGCGAACTCAGCATCCGACATCTTGTGCGGGTCTTTTGTGACCGTCGCAGTTGAACCGGAAGCCTTGATGGGCGGCGGGGCATCTGTGCTTTTTACCGCAGGCTTTGAGTTGGAAAGCCGTTCCTCGATTCGACCGAGTGTGCGAATAGCCCCTATGGGACTCATGCCGGCAATCTTTTCAGCTTCCTCTGGGTTGTTGGCAAGGTAGTACGCCAACTTCGGCCCGATGTCGCTTTCCATGATCGCCTGCTGCATCGGAGGAGTCATCGGTACGTCACTAGACGCCAAGACTTCCTCAAAATCCGGCATTTCTGCCGTAGCTGCTGCAATTCGCTTGTTCCAACTATCAACGGTCTTTGTGCGCTCCGTTGCTTCGCGTTCCGCCGACTGTCGCTTTTCGCGCTCACTCAGCGTTGATTCAATCTGTTTCTTGGCGATGTATTCTGCCTTTGCAGCGACATATTGATCGAAGTTGTCAAACTTGTCAATAGTCGGTTCGGAATCGTCGGCTTGTCGTTGTTGCGGGGCGTACTGGCGGGACTCCATTGCCGACATACGCTCCTCAAGCATCTTCGACCTGGCTTCCGCCTCATACTTCTGGCGAACAGCCCTGTCGATGCGCTTCTGAACACCTTTGGGAATAGGGTCTTCGACCTTCTCGACCTTGGGCGCTTCCTCGGTAGTGGTTTCAACTACAGGATCAGCCGTCTGCGTGTCAGCAACAGCAGCACGGCCTTCATCAACGACAAACTCTTGTTCAATTTCCATGTTCGTTCAACTCCTGGTGGTGTCCGTCAATCAGCTTGACGTTGGCTTTCCTGCGAATTCTGCATTGCCCCCATGTACACTTCATGGTCAGCATCCTTGTCGGCTTGTGCAGCGCCGTACATCATCTCGGTGTGCTTAGTTTCGGCAGCAATCTCTGAATCACGGTTCTTGGACTCAGCGGCAATCTTGGCAACGAGTATCTTCGTGTCAGCCTCAAGCCGCTTCCACTCGTTCTCGTACTCCAGTTTGAGCATCTCCAGACCAGAGTTGTCCTGCTGCACAGGCTCTGTAGCGTTGGCATTGGCAAAGGCCACCATCCGAGCAGTCTCAGCTTCAAACCTATTAGTTTCGGCCTCCTGAGATTTGATCTGCACTTCAGCAGCCTTCAGTTCGTTCTGCGCCTTCAGTGCCTCATTCTCCTGACGCAGACGTTCTATCTCATCAGCCGCAGCGTTGATCGACTCATCCTTCTGCTGGATCGCCATGTCGAACTGTTGAGTCGCCTGCTGCATCTCAGGCGACATCTTGTCCATGCTCGACTTCTGCTCGGCCTCAAGGATCGCTGGCGGCAGCGCCAAGTGGAGTCGTTTGCTGATCTCGTCGGCTCCCGGCCAATCCTTGTGCTTGAACACCAAGTCGCCAATGATCGACATCAGGTCAGGGTTCGCCTGGATCGCCATGTCCATGCTCTCGTTCGCCTCTTGACGCAGCGTGTTGTA